ACAAATGTATCCGCTAATCCCTGAACACCAATTCCAATAGGTCTATGATTCATATTACTACGTTTAGTCTTGTCTGTTGGATAGTAATTTATATCTATTACTTTATTTAAATTATTGGTGACTACTTTGGTTACATGATGAAGCTTATCATAATCAAATTGTTTAGTGTTATGGTCAACAAAGCTGGGTAAAGCTATTGAAGCAAGATTACATACAGCGGTTTCATTCTCGTCAGAATATTCTAAGATTTCACTGCATAAATTTGACGATTTTATAGTTCCTAGATTTTGCTGATTTGATTTAATGTTAGCAGCATCTTTATATAAAATATATGGTGTCCCAGTTTCCATTTGTGCGTCTAAAATCTTAAACCATAAATCACGTGCTGATATTGTTTTTCTAATTTTGCCTTCACTTTCATATTTTTCATATAGTGAAACGAATTTATCACCATAAACATCACTAAGACCAGGACATTCATGAGGACACATTAGAGACCATTTTCCATTATTTTTGACTCTCTCCATGAATAAATCCGAAATCCATAAAGCATAAAAAAGATCACGTCCTTTCATCTCTTCATCACCGTGATTCTTTTTCATTTCTAAAAAATCTTCTATATCAGCATGCCAAGGTTCTAAATAAATGGCAAATGATCCATTACGTTTTCCTGATTGATTTACATATCGTGCTGTATTATTAAAAACACGAAGCATAGGAACTATCCCGTCTGTTTTGCCATTAGTTCCTCTTATATGAGATCCTTTAGCTCTTATATTATGAATATGTAAACCAATACCTCCAGAATATTTGGAAATTAATGCTGTATCTTTTAAGGTATTATATATACCATCAATACTGTCATCTTCCATAGCAATTAAATAACAACTTGATAATTGTGAACGAGGTGTTCCAGCATTAAATAAAGTTGGTGTAGCATGCGTAAAAAATTTCTGTGACATTAAATCATATGTCTCTTTAACAAGAGTTAGCGAATCTGGACTATCTTTGTTTCCATGAATTCCAACAGCTACACGCATCCACATATGTTGTGGTCTCTCAATAATTTTATTTCCAACTTTAAATAAATATGCTCTCTCTAATGTTTTGAACCCAAAGTAATCAATAAAATAATCTCTATCATAAACGATCATATTATCTAATGCTTCCCTATTAATGTCTGTAAATTCCCATAGTGATTCAGAAACAAGAGGTGTACTTACACCATTTATATCCTTAAAATTATAAAGAGTCTCCATCGCATTTGAAAAAAGAGGTTCAGTATTCTTTTGATGATTCGAAATAACAATTCGTCCTGCTAAAGTTGCGTAATCAGGATGGTTTGTTGACATAACGGCACATTGTTCAGCAGCCAATTCATCAATCTTTGTTGTAGGTATCTTATCATATAATTGGTCAATAACTTTCATAACAAGTGATTGATAATTTATATTTATTCCGGCTTCTTTACCTAATTTTCTGATTCTACTTAATATTTTATCAAATGATAAAACTTCTAACTCACCATTACGTTTAATAACACGCATCTCTGTTGAATTTTCCATATTATTATATTATTTGTCAAAATATTTTTAAACCTGTTTTTTTATTAATTAAAATAATTATATTAATAAAAAATTATATTAATAAAAAATTAATTAAGATTTTATATATTAGATATTTATTTAACGATAATTGTTTAGACAATATAATTAATAATATAAATAATTTATTTGAACCTGTTTAAAAAATATACAAATTAAAAAATATATAAATTATATATATGAATCAAACAATTTTTTTACTTTTATTAATAATATTAGCTATCGGATTACCATTTGTATTAAAATTATCAAATACTTATGAAGGATATTCAAATTATTATTTGAATCAAGCGATGGGAAATGTTCCACAGTCACAGACTCAGGTATTAGTCCAAGATGTTTATCCTCCAATAGGAAAAAATCAAATATCAAATGATACATCGAATGATATGTGGTGGCATTACCCTACATTTAAATTAGGGTCTTATGCTCAGATAACAAATAATATTAGATATTCAAATAATCCAGATATTGGAAGATGTACGCCTGGTTCTATGTGTGGGGCTTTATATCATGAAAAAAAAACAGGTAATAATTATGTAAACCCCTTACCACCAGTTAATTCAGGTTATGGAACAAGAGTAGGTTATTTCACAACAAATGATCAATTAATTGATAGTTTACCTTTTAGAACTAACATACAAAATATTTTGTATTAAATTTATAAATGATTGATTAAATTTATAAATCATTGATTAAATTTATAAATCATTAATTAAATTTTAATAACTTTTAAAAAACATGTTTCATCTGAATTATTTGTATTTGCATATGGTTTTGTTGACACGTCTTTTTTTGTTTTTTTAGCTGGTGCTCTATGTTGATAACCAGTAACACGTTCTTGTTCAATAGTCTTCCAAACTTTTTCTAATTGCCCAACATTATTTTTAAACCATTCTCTATTTCTTAATACCAAAACACAACTTAATTTCTCTAATTTCCAATAAATAAATTTTAAAAATGTATAATTGTATGGTTCCGATTCATATTTTTCTAATTCTGATTCTTCCCAATAAGTAATATCATCATTATTTACAATATTTAGAGGTTTATAGCAATAAAATGGTTTGCCTTCTTTTGTATGAAAATGTAGAATAATGCCTTTTGCTTTATTATCCTTTGATAAAGTTATGTTTTTATCACCTGTTTCTGCGTCAATAAAACTATCATTAATAAATTCTGTTGAATTAGAATATTCTATAAACTTTGTTTCTAAAAAGTCACATTCGTCCATATCACAAACTTCCATTTGTAACTGCATTTGGACCCAATATTCTTTTTTTGGTATACCAGTGATTTCACGGTTAACTATATTTTTAATCTCAAGCATGCGTCCATATCTTCCTGTACTTGATTGAACAACAATGCCGTCAGGAGAAGCTCCGATAAAGCTGTAGGTTGGATGTTGAATACAGCCAAAATCTTCAACTGTTGATTTATATAAATGTTCATAAAACAAAATAGATAAAGGTTCATACTTTTGCCCCCAATGTAAAGTTGTATTCGTATTTACCATTGTAATCGGTTCACATTCTGTAGGCTGAATAGAAAAATCTTTTAGAGGTTGACATTTTTCATAAATTAATTGATTAATTGATGATTGACTTTCAAACGCCTTCCAAGCATTACTTGCTGTTATTAAATTCCAACGAAACTCATACCATTCAGGTGTTCTTTGAAGAGGTTGTGGGATTTCTCTCAATTTCTGTATTTTGGTTTCAATTAATATTTCATCTTCAAATAAATCTTTATTATTAATATTATTATTATCATTATCATTATTATTATTATTATTATTATTATTATCATTATTATTAATAGACCTCTCTGGGTGAAAAGTTGTTATATAAATATTAAATGCTTCTTCAAGTAAGTCATTCATATCATCTTCAATAAAATCGCTATTTAAAATATGGTCTTCCATTTGTATATAAAATATTTCTTTTATTTCTTCTAACAATATTTCGTGAAAATTTGGTTCTGAAATAACATTGTGATTTTCACTCATAAATTCTTCCATAAGATGAAGACACGTTTCAATTAACTCAATAGCATATTCTTCTGAAAAAATACACGGTTCGTCTTCAAATACTAATGTTTCAAGTATATCATCGAGTGGTGCTAAGTCAAAAATATATGTAGTCATCTTATATATATTTTTAAATTGTTTTTAATATAATTATTTTTATATATTGTCACTAAATCTCCTGATCCTCTTCAGAATCAGTGTCATTTAACTTTGACAATTCTTTTTTTCTTATTGTTCCTTGAGATGCTTTCTTAGGAGCTAAAGATTTTAGTGTTGAAATTCTTTTATCAATATTTTTAAGTGTAAAATGTTTATTAGTTTTAATATAACATAACGCAGGTATGTCTTTGACATTTCCATTTTCTTTATCATAAATAACATCTTTAACTCTTATTAACTTTTTGCGATCAAGACAATCCCTTAAAAATTTTATCATTAAATTGCTTTCTTCTTCATTTAAATTATTTTGTTTTTTATATACTTCGGCATAATCAATCAATTTTTTAGTTTTAATTGTCTTATTAAGTTTAGACCAGGGTTCATTTTCATTTATTGTTTTCTCGTCTTCTAAAAATTTATCTAAATTAGATAAATTATTTGATGATTTTGTTTCTTGTAGTGGTACACCATTTAATAGTATAGTCTTATATTTAATATTTTTTAGTTCTTGACATTCGTTATTTATTATTGATGTATCTTCCATCTATATATATTAATATATTAAATTGAGTTTAACTCAATTTCATTAAATATATATATTTAAAATTGTATATTTATACCGATTATTTATACATATATTAAATATATTAAATATATAAAATATATATATAGTATATTGGTATTATTAACTATATATGGAAGATAAAAACATAATAAACAACCATATAAAAAATATATTTTTAAATTCATATAAAAAGAGAAACGAAAAACCATTTGAAAAAAAAGAGAAGGATAAAAAAAGAGTTGAAACAGAAAATTGGAGTTTTTCAAATGAACATTATTCTTATGAAAACCAACTAAAAATGATTAAGGATATTCATATTAATAATTATGATACAAATAATAATGATACAAATAATAATGATACAAATAATAATGTTTCAAAAATAGCATTACAACAAATAAATAGAAAAATTTATGGATATAAGCAACAAGATATTTTAAAAAAAAAATTTAAAGAAGAAAACTTTTTAACTTTAAAATCTGTAATAGATAAGATGGTTGAGTGTGAGTTGAAATGTTATTACTGTAAATGTGAAATGAATGTTTTGTATGATATATCTAGAGAAATGCATCAGTGGACAGTTGACAGAATTGATAATAGTTTGGGTCATAATTTAGATAATTATTATTTAGCTTGTTTAGATTGTAATTTAAAGCGTAGAACAAGAAGTGATGAAAAATTTTTATTTACAAAACAATTGAAGATTGTAAAAACAGATACAGAAAAAAATTAATGAGTTAATTAATAATATTTAATAACTGCGGTAATATTATTAATAAAATGGATAAAAGTTGGAAATGGACAGATGGTAAACCTTATGAAAGGTCTAGACGTATGAAACATCAAATACAAATGGAAAATGAAGAGTTTAGTAAAAATATGGAAAAAACAGCTTATTCATCGTCATTGAATCATGATGAAAATACTTGGGAAATATTAAATCAAAACCTGTCTGGTTCAGGGTTTAAAGTATCTAATAAGAGAGAAGAATTAGGTGATAAAATGGCGAGTAGAGAGATGGTTCAACAAATAGGATTTAATCCATTTTTAGGTCAATCAAACTATGCGGATGACATAACAATTCGTGACCAGTTCTTAAAACCAATCAATACCACTCAAGGCGAAAAAAATTTAAGCTAATGATTTTGTACACATAGTGTAAAGCAATCTATTAACAAAATAAGCTAAGAAAATATTGAATAATAATAATACACCATTGGATACTACTCTAAAATTTAGATTTTTAAAATGTTTAAGTGTGTATATTATTTCAGAAACCAACAATAAAATAAGAGCAATATAAAATATTCCACAAACAATTAGAAAATAAACACAAGAACCTTTATCTAAAGGTCCAAATACTGTATTTAAAAAATTTGACATTATATTATATATAAAGTTTTTTTTTGTAAATAAAAATAATATAATGTTTTAAACAACTTAAAAAAATTTAAAGTATCATAAATAATGAGTGCTGTAAATAATTATACAACGCAAAATGAATTATTGCTAAATAATTTATTGGATTTTTATAATAATAATGATAATCTTAGTCGAATGCTAAAAATAATAACAGGTGAGTCTAAAATTTCTTTAAGAATTGTTGATTGGTTTGCTACTAATTATGCTAAGAAAAATTATACTTTATACGAGATGATAAATCAAAATGGTGAAAATATTAGATTTAAGGTTTATTTCGATTATAAGCTCAAACTCAAAGCATACAGTAAGAAAAGATTTGACCCTTTTTGTAGATGGGATAGAATAAGTATACCTTATACAAACGGAACATGCATTGAAACAACTATCGGACAATTAAATTTTTTTAAATGGGCTATTGAAAATAGAGTCATAAATTATATAGAAGAAAACTATGAGACGATTGAAAAGGATATGAACAGTAGAAATAGTACATCAAAGCGAAAAGAGACATTAATCGATAATTCAAAGACACGAAAAAAGAGAGAAGAGCTTTCAATTTCCGCTACGAAAAGCATTAAAAAAGAAGATGTTGAAATTGTTGTTAAGTTTCATTAGTTATTGATTTCGTTTCTTGAAAGAGAAAGCAATGGTTTTGATTTTATTTACGAAAACATAAGCAAAAAATAACAACTTAAAGACTATATGTATAATGGAACAACTTGATATAGTAGCTTTGATTGAAAATAATCAAATAACTAAGTTATTATATTTTTATATTTAAAAATAATGAATTAAAAATAATAAATGTTTAGTTTATATAAACAAAATGAGTAAAACACACTTAATATCTGGTGAAACATTAAAAACAATCAGTCAAGGTGCTTTAGGAGCTATGACATTTGGAGCATATCATCAATATACGACTAATAAAATAATGGAATTAAATAATGAAAAGGTTGAAATACAACACAAATATTTTATGGATAAAATGGAAAATCAACATAAAAAAGAAATGCTTGAAATGGAAAATCAACATAAATTATTAAATGATAAATTAGAAAAATTAGAAAAAGTTGTATCACAACAAAAAAGTTGGTGGTGGTAATTATTCGGCGTTTGAAATGTTAAAAGGTGTAAAAGCTGGAACAAAAAAAAAGCGGATAAAATTCATGAATATTATTTAAAATTGAAGAATTAATTTAAGAAACCATAAATGAAGAATGCTTATCATTATAATTAAAATTATAACTATATTATATATATTTATAATTATGAATAATATACAAAAGCGATTTCTTTTATTTTTATTTGGTTGTATTCCGACACGTTTAGCACTTGCTTATTTAGCTAAAACAATTCCTATGAATTACTTACCATTATTGGGTTATGTTACGTTAACAATTGCTATTGGTTTTATATATATATTTTTAACTGGTTCTAGAAATTCTGGTCCTGAAACGTTTGGAGAAAAAATTTGGTGGAATAATTTAAGACCTATTCATGCTTTATTGTATTTAATATTTTCATATTATGCTATTAATAAAATTAGAAGTGGATGGATATATCTATTGTATGATGTTATTTTTGGACTAATAAGTTTTTTAATTTTTCATTACAAAAATGGAGACTTTAAAAAAATTATATAATTTTGTTTTAAATTAATTATTACATATTAGTATTATTTAAAAATATGTAATAAAATATAATATTAATGGGAAATTCACAATCTTCTTCAATCAAAATAAATTATGAAGATATACAATTTATTATAAAAAATCCAGAAAATCATTTATTAATTAATACTTTATCTGGTTCTGAACAAAATTGCTTAATAATAAATACAATAAATATAAATAACGAAGAAAGTATTATTAATAAGTGTATTAAAAATGGATCAAAAGATATAAAAATAGTGATTTATGGTAAAAACTCAAATGATGAAAAAATTTACAGTAAATATAATCAATTAACTTCACTAGGATTTTATAATGTCTATATATACATAGGCGGTCTTTTTGAATGGTTAATGTTACAGGATATATATGGAGATAAAGAATTTCCAACAACAAAAAAAGAACTTGATATTTTAAAATATAAACCTAACAAAGTTTTGAATATACCTTTACTAAATTATTAAATTAAATTATTAAATTAAATTATTAAATATTATTATTTTTGTCTTTTAAATAATTTATAAAGTTCCCTTGATGTTTTGTAAACTCTTTTTGTATTATGCCTCTTAATTTTTTGTAAAATATCAAAAAATTCTTTTTCCATATTTTCACACTCTTCAATTTCCTGTTTTTCATTAACTTCGCCACAACACATATTTTCTAATTGCTCCTTTACATCTATTATTTCTTTATCATCATTAATTGGTTCATACAAAAATGCTGATGTACCACATAGATTTTCATCATTACGGCAGTGTGACGCAAAATTTTTTAAAAGAACACCATTCAAACCCTTTTCACTGAATAATTCACATAATCCTAATTGTGGATTAGTTTTATGCGGAACATAAAACTTACAAGAAGAACAAGGTGGTTCAAAAGCATAAACGCAAGAAAAATATAAAACAATAAAAAAATAGCTTATCATGATTGTATATTATATTATATTATATTATATCTTTAAATGTTTTTCCGTTTTATTAAATATTAATTACTGCTAAACGCTAGGTGGTTTAAATATTTTTCAATAGATATGTTCGATAATTCATCAGCACGTATGTTTTTATCTCTATAAACATGAATATAAGTAATACAATCGAAATATTTTTCAAGTTCCTTTGCCTGATTATATAATTCAATAAGATTTTGAGATTTACATTTGAAAGTACCTTTCATTTGATTTATAACAAGTAGACTATCACCTTCAACAATTATTTTTTTAATACCATATTGTTTTGCTTGTTGTAAACCTAGAATTAACCCAGCATATTCAGCATGGTTATTTGTAAATTTCTCTCCAACAAACAAATAATCACTCCAAATTT